AACACCGAAGTTCAAGGTTGCGGGCAACGCCCGCCACCTCAGAGCCTGGGATCACTTCAGACCAGGCAAAAACATCAAGTTTCTTCATTGGACACCCCCAATCGCCGGACCTTGTTCGGCTTCCACAGCCGCCCAATCGTCATTGTTTTCAGACAGCGGATCACCAATCTGCGTCAGGCCAACAATCTTGGCCGAGTGACGGCAGACAAATTCAAAGGCAGGCGCCTGGGTATCCGCGAAGACATAATGAGGGAACGGCGCCGGGGCCAGCCAATGATCCTCGGTGAACGTCGGATCGACCACATCGGCCTGCCAGATGCCCGAACGCTGTTCGGTAACTGGCGCGCCTGGTGTTGGCTGGTAGAAAGCGCCGCCCAACCGAGTAAACGACCTATTCCATTTGTCATTCATCGGTTCGTAGCCATAGAGCGAGTTCGGCGCGGTATGCAAAGCATCGACGCGCCGATTAAGAACGTAATCAACCGGCTCAGGATTTTGAATGTCCCGAAGAGCATCAGGAAGAAGGTCGGGCGTGGTCATATAGAACCACTCGTCCGACTGACGCTCATCCAGGCGTTCCGGCAACACTTCGGCGGTGATGATAACCACCCCGCCGTATTCAGTCTGCGGAACGTTGATGTTAAGCGACACAGAGGTCGCACCAGTTGTCACAGACGTGTCCAACTCAGCAGCATCGGTCGAAAACCGTTCGTTGAACCCGAACGGAACCCGCGCACTGTCAAGCAGCCAGGGCCGCTTGAGCATGTCAGCCGGCACGGCAAGACCCTGCATCAGATGCGCAAGAATGACTTCGTCAGACCCGAAGCCAGACGGATCGTTACCAGCATAAGCAGTCCGCAGCTTAGCGAAAGCTTGCGTCGTCCTGGCCTTGTCGATGTCCGCGAGCGACGTGGTTACTGTCTGCTCAGACATCTCCGCCCAAACCTTCGGGAACGGTTCACCGCCAGCACCACCGCCAGTATCGGTATGCAGCAACCGCCGCGCACCAATGGCGGTACCATCGGTAGAACCGTCCGAAGCGTTAATATAGCCAGAACCGTCCGCAGGCGCGTTAGATGCAGAAGACGCGCCATAGATCAAATTTTCGACCGGGATACGACCCGCCGAAACATCGAGATCAAGCGACCCGACCACAAGCGCGCGCTCGTAATCGGGAACAACCCGAGAAAACCGGCCAGACGGCCAAAACGCGCGCGGGAACGACAAAGACGCCGCAGCGTCCTCAGAATAATATTTCCGGCGTTCAAGCTTGCTCGAGTGAGCAGCCAGCCGGAAATTGTAAATCAGGTTGAACGCGTCAACCAAATCCGTCTGGATTGTCATCCCGGAATTGACATGCACCCCAAGCGTTTTGAAGAAATCGTTGGAGGGCATAGAGGCAACAGGCGTTGCCAAGAAATACACAGGCGGATCACGATCCGGCTGACCGAGAGCCTTGATAGGCTCACCCGTGTAGGAATGAAGAAATTCATCCGTCCCATTGAATTGCGGGTGAATGTTCTTGGGAACGAACCAAGCCTGGACGTTCAGCATAACCGCATTGAGCAGCGGCCTAGGCATTTCCGCCAGACCGAAATCCAGCGAGACGCGCCCGGAGCAACTGTCACCCCGCAGAAGCGGCCAATAGCCGCACGGTATAACGACACCAGCGCGACCGCTGGACATAAGAACGCCTTGTTCAGTCCTTGCAGACTTCGAAAAGGCGACAGGCTGGGTTGATTGTCTAGCCATGATCTATCCTCAATATGACCATTCGGGGAGCAAGCGCGGCGTGAACGACCGCCCTTGCCCAAGGTTCAACATAGCACCACCAAAATAACGACTGTCACCATTGCGCCCCAGGTTCACAACTGAATGCTCACGGTTCCGCTCGTTCACAACCTTTTTCGCACTGTCCCGTGCCTCCCAATACATGGGATCAAACACGGGACCACCGAAATAGGCATCCCCGGCTTGAGTAAGTATCTCATCGCCGTAGGTCGACGCGACTTGCGGAGCAGCTTGCGCCGCAATCGCGGACAGTTGGCTTTTGTCCAACGGTTCACCGTCCGGACCCGCCAACACGTCGATCATGTTCCCGTCGGGCAACTGGATAGAGATATACCCAGACCCGACGGGAGTAGAAACCAATTCCTCAGGATTGGCCGACCCGTACCGGCTAGGCCGGTGAAAGGTCGGAACGTCACCGGATTGCCAGCCCTGGATCGCCTCGACCGATTGCGGCGAGGCACCAGGAATAGACCCAGCATGAGACATCACAGGAACACCCGAACGCGAATTCGCACCAGGCGAAGCCTGACGACCAAGCGAAGAACCATAAATCGCCTGGTCGGTCCTTTGATCCGGCACAGCCGGCACCGCAAGACGCGCTTTCGCTTGCTCAAGCTCGATCTTCATAAGATCCGCGGCAATCTGCGCGTTCGCACGCTGCTGAGCAGCTTCGCCAGAGAGTTCCATACCGAGTTCATAAAGGCCGCCGGTAATCGCCTCGTTAGACGCCATAGGCGCAACAGCGACTGTCCCGGCGTCCCCAATCATCGGCGAGGAAACACCCATCGGCGACATACCCATCGCCGAAACAGGCGCAGCGCCGACACCCGACGCCGCGCCATAAGTTGACGAAGTCAACCCACCGGCAACACCTGGGATCATTTGAGACCCCATAGCCGTCAGAGGATTAAAACCACCTTTCTTGGCGGCTCGACGCAGGCGAATAAACTGCGTCGCCATATCCTCTTTTTGTTGCCGGTAATCAGCCTTGGCCCAGGCCCGATTGCGCAGCGCGCTTTCATCGGTCCGGTCCCAAGCTTTTTCCGCCTGGCGCGCCTGAAATTTTTGCGCCAGACGGACGTTTTTATCGCTCATGCGATCAGCCGCCCGAACATTGCGATCAGAAATCCGATCCGCAATCTTCATATTCTGGCGGCCGTGCTGCAGAGTACGCTTAGCAAAATTGCGCGCAGACTGCGCTTGCCATAGCGTCCTGTCCCACCATTCTTGATTAGCCGCCTCAGCGTCGTTCCGGCCCATTATGCCGGAAACAATAGACCCAACGGCACCAGCAACTTGGCCCCACATCAGCGCGTCCCCTCAGAGAAGGCCACGCGGACCAAGTTAAATTCGAAATCCTCGACCGTTGGAGGCGACCCACAGGCCGCCAGGACCGCAAGCAAAAACGAAAACTTCATCCCTTTTTCCCTTTCGAACACCAAGGAATGAACGCGCGCGACGACCCGTCGCCCGCGTTCGATTGCGGTCGATTGACGGAGCGACACAACGCCCCGCCATCGCCCTTGAGATTGACGCCCTTAGACGACAACGCCTTAGCCCCCGCCTGGTCTAGCTTCACCGAAGGTTTCGCAGCCTGGGCAGCAGGCGAAGGCGCAGGCGGCACAACCAGAGCCTTGTTCGAAAGCGCCCTGGTAGGCCCCTGTCCAATCGTCGGACCGAAAAACTTATCCACCTGAGAATGGTGGACAGCCCGACGACCAGGCATCGCCGCGGAAACCAATGTTTCCGCGCGATCTGGCCTGACGACCGGCTTAGCCGTATTCGTCAGGTTCTGGTAGCGATGGACAACGCCCAGGACGTGCTGCACACGCCCCAAAGCTTGATCCACCGCATTGCCTGGTGAAGGTATCCCGGAGATACCTACACCAGGCGAAACGACCGCCGCAGCCGGGTCGCTCGATTTATCATCATCGCGCCGCCAGCGCGGTTTACGTTTCATTTTGATCGTCCTCGAAGTTGTGAAGGTCCAGGCCGTAAAGTTGCGACCACACCACACTTTGCGCCGAAGGCCGCCGCAAATCAAGGTAGCGCACCATGTCTAGCCCTACCTCGTCCAACGACGGACGATCACGAAGCTTGCGCGCCCACCAGGCGTCAAGCTTCTCAGCACTCGCGAGCAGCTGCTCAGAGCCCCTGGAAGCGAGTTCCAGGGGATCAACACCGGCAAGCCTGCACCGCTCAAACAGATATTCCCGCCGCGACGCGCCGGTCATGTAGTAAGTCCGCCGATCGTTCACGCCTGGCGGACAGTAAGCAAAGCTGGACGGAAGCGCCCCGATCTCATGATCGCGGCGCGCCAGCTTAAGAAAGAAAGCGAACCCAAGCGGCGGCTTTTTCGAGAGCGAAAACCACCGCTTTTTTTTGTCCGCTTTCCAGAGGTATTTGACGATGTACCGCACCGCGCGCACATCGGGGTTTAGGTCCACGTCCACATGGCCGTGGTCCCATATCCCGGCAGGATAGTTCCAGCCCTGGTGCCAACCCAGGCCAGGACCATAACCGAACAGAAGCGCATGAAAATGCGCCCTCCCAGTTCGCCCGCCGTACTCACCCACAACAAAATACCTCACAGAGTGACCACGGTTGCGGATTTGTTTAACGGCATTTTGGAAATGCCTGGGAAGGATGATGCGATGTGCCCCGTCCTGGTCCCTGGCGGGACCGTCCGCGTAAGTGAACGTGGCGCAAAGCGTCCAGTCGCTTTCGCTGGCCTCGCACATACAGCGCCCGACGAAATCGTCCAGGCGCATTTTTTCGCACTGGTAACAGACCTTGCAAGAGACATCAGTGAAGAAGGTTTCACCATTCTTCTGATAGGCAATCCGCCGCGGTCCAATGCACATTTGCGACCCCCTCAAATCCGAACCTAGTCACTAAAGGTTAGCGCCATCGAGTTAAAGCGCAACGCGTCCGGTGCCGGTTCATATACGACATGAACCGGCACCGGACGCAAGGCCCTAAATAGGGCCATAGACAGCCAGGAGAGATTTCCAGGAAGGCAGCGCGCGCGAGCGAAGGGCAAGCCCTGCTGACTGCTCACAAGACCTGGAAGGGCAAAGCCTAGACCTGGCTTAGGGACGCACGAAAAGGCCGCAAGCGGCCCTGTTTTTTCGTGCGATGTGGGGGTATCCCCGCTAAAGCGGAGACCCCTCCCCCACAGCGCGAATGATACATTCGCTTAAGACCAGGCCCCAGGGCCTGGTCATTGCTGGGGATAATAAGAAAAGACGTTGTGGCGCTGCCACGGGAACGTCATCGACCCAGCCAGTTAAGAGCGTCGGGCAAGCTTTGTCGGCGTAAGCCGCAAAGGATAGCGCGGATCAGGTTCCACACGATCCGACTGAACAAGATAGGTACAAGCACCCTCAGCCACGACGCAGAGAGACAGATCAGGCGCGGAAGATCGCGCCAGCCAGTCAATTACCTGCCATTCATCAGGCAGGAGCAAACGCCCATACCGAGCATGGGCGAGAGAGAAAGACGACCAGGAAGCCTGGTCCACATAGAGCGGGATACCCAACTTGCGCGCAGCGCGCAGAACGTCACCCGCCCACCAACGCACAGCCTGGTCAGTCACCTGCCAGTCCGCCCTGGCACATTGCGCCAGGTACGCGTTGGAAAGGAAACCGGCTTGCCAGACCAGGCGAGCCTGGGGAGCAAGACGCCGGTTTACCAAATCCATATCCCCCGCAAATCGGGCAGCCATCGAGGATGGAGGATCATCAAAAAAGCGATCATCGACAGCGTCGAAGAAGGAGGGCGCAGCGCGCCCCCCAACATATTCAGCCCACCATTGCGGGATCATTCCGCAGCCTGGTCGTCAGGCTTTGCGGCATCACCAGGAGAAGGTTTCTTTTGGACACCTTCCCCAGGCGAAAGAGAGGCGGCAAATTCCGACCGCATGCGGCGGAGACCTTCAGCAGCTTGTCGCGCCTCTCGCATGAATTGCTGATGCCGGAACTGTTGTTCCCGCAGCGCCCGCCGCACCTCCAGGACAGCGCCGGATTGATGCGGCAGACGATCGCAATTCGTAAAGACCTGGCCCTGGCTTTGATACTGGGCCGACACGTCGCCCTTCACAAAGCAACGGACGCCCTTCGGCCCCTCAAGCCGAAAGGTGTATTCGTCCGCAATCGCCAGGTCAAAATCGGTGCCATACCCAGCAAGGACTTCGTAGCCCTGGGAGGACACAAACAGCGCCGAAGGCGCAGAACACCGAAGTTCAAGGTTGCGGGCAACGCCCGCCACCTCAGAGCCTGGGATCACTTCAGACCAGGCAAAAACATCAAGTTTCTTCATTGGACACCCCCAATCGCCGGACCTTGTTCGGCT